CCGGTATACCATGCCATGCTATCATGTCCAAGGCATGCAAGCATACGCAAGCCATGCAAGCAAGTCCAGCACATGCCAGCATGCACAAATGAAAAGCGCCTCCGCAGAGACGCTCGGGTCTGCATGTCCTCAGACTGCAGGGTTGCCATGTTAAGGACGCTTGACGACTTCACCGGGGAAAGTGATTGTGATGTGGCAAGTTGTATTAGCCGGGATGGCTACGGACGGACGGATGTAGAGCTGCTGAGCCGTATCGGAAGTCTGGACGACAGAGAACCTGCGCGATGTATTGTCAGAGCCCAGGTCCGTGCAGTGACAGCGCACATACCATGGTGTCAGATTGAATCTGTCCAGTGTGATCATGTTTGTACCTGCTGCGATCTCTTCGGTCGTTGTGATCTCGCAGGAGAAAAGATACATGTTGTCGTACATCCAGAGCTCTTTCTTATCATATCGTACGCCGTTGATGATCTGCTGCTCAAACACTGTGCCGGCTGCGTTACTGATATCTGCGGAAAGGTCACGTTTGCCGCCGAACATGTACCACTTCGACCATACAGCATTATCGGACCTTGTGCGGCAGTACATCTCCGGATTGAATCCAACTGCTGACCCAACGGTAAGGATCTGGATCACGCAGTTTCCGGACCGTTTGATATCAATAACATCCAGACGGAACGAAGATGTCAACCGGGCATATAACGGAGCGTTCACCAGCGTAAGGGTGCGGGTCACGCTTGGTGAGTGGTAAATGCCTGGGAAGATGTAGTTATTCAGATCCGCGCCTTCCGGGATCACGTTGCCGCTGTAGTAGTCTGCATGTCCGTACAGGATCGGCTTGTCACTGGTGATGATTCCGCCGGCTGTAAACGTGAATACCTGTGTCCCGTTGTATGTGTCGTAGACCTGTCCTCCGATGCCGCTTACGCGCTCGGATACGCCGTTTCCATAATGACGGCTGCCTCTTGATCCTACGACTGCATAGCCTGTGTTTAAAGCACTAAGGAAACTGTCGGAATTGTTCGTCTGCATTCCGTGATGCGGGACTGTAAGGAAATAAGCACCCTGCAGGCTTTCCGCGTTTTCCGCCTGGCCCTCATATTCAAGGTCGCCGGTGAAAACTGCAGTCTTTCCGAGGATATTGAAGACCGTTACCATACAGAAGTTATTATAATTCGTTTCTTCTGTATCTTCGCCATAAGCGTCGATCGTCACGCCATAATACTGGTTATAGAGGGCCGCGCCGATATTATGGAAAGTTGCCCTCAGCCTGTCACTGATCTGGATCTCCTGGCCTTCGATCGGGTAGATGATTGTCCCGCCGGAGTTCAGGATGTAATTACGAAGGCGCGCTTCCCGGTCTTCGAGCGTTTCGCCGCGGCTGGCAGGAGTAAAACGGGAATAGTCGATGCCACCGTGCGGCAGATAGAATGTCGTGCCCGTCCAGTCATACGCTCCGGTGAAAAGGATCTCAAAAGCGTTGGTTCCGCCGAGGTGATCAGCATGATAATGAGTGATGATCACAGCGTCGACATGCTCGATATTATGATCCTGAAGATACTGCAGGAAATAAGAAGCGTGATTTCCGAAGTCTACGACATATACCTTTCCTTCATCCTCGATCAGGAAATTGTCGCCGTAATCTGCTGTGTTCGGGTCTTTGATCGCTGTGATCGTTACCTTCTTATCGCCCTGACCGTTCAGTTCCGCCTCATGGATCGCGCTTCTGTCGTGGACATAAATGTACGGCGATGCCTCATCACCGATATTGAACGCTTCGACCTGTCCGCCGGTTGTCGCCGGAGAATCCGCATCATTCAGCGTGATCAGCTTGTTTTCCGGATCATATGCAGCACTTGTAAGGAAATCACCCAGATGTTCATCGATGTACTGCTGCATGGCTTCATACATGCCGAGGCCAAACTTTTCATCCAGCTCTTTGACTTTGCGCAGGAGCCAGTCAAGATTGAGCTGGTGAAAGTTCGTATAGGGAAATTTAGGAAACATGGTTTTCTCCTTTCTATATACTTAAGTATATCAGTAGACCAGCAGGCAGAACCGGCTTGTCAGGTCTTTAATGATGTAATCATAAATATTCAGTGACGGCCGGATCTCCAGCTCTTCCCTTAACATCTGCTGTGTTGTTGTGACGCCGATATTTCCCGTGCGTCTGGTCTCCCGGACGACGTTTTCATTTTCCGCGCCTGTCCGGTCCTCGGTACGATTCAGGGATGCGGACCCGTCACCGCTGGAGCGTATGCGTTCATCCGCTCCATAGGCTGAAGAGTTGAAGCCGGCCCGGTCCGTCGTCTCCGTTCCGGAGGATGAGGATTTCCCGCTTTCCGCATGCGTCAGATTGTCGCTGTTCTTGCGGTCGCGCTTCTCCGTCTCTTTAATGCTGCCGTCAACGTTCCAGATCGGGTTGTATTCCAGATCAAATGTCTCAGCCAGGGAAGCCCAGACAGCAGCCTGCCGGCGTCCGTAGATCGTCAGAGCCCTCTTCATAAAATCCGGGTCGGGGTAAATAACTTCCAGCTCAGCAGTCTCATAAAGAAGATTTTCGACAAGCGTGTCATGATCCACGCCCGCCGGGAATGTGAGACCGTCGAAGATCGTATTGTCATACTCATACAGTCCGAGGAATGAGAGCGTTGCTCCTAACATTGGTGCCTCCTTCCTGTTCATTGAAATGTAATTTCACCGAAAGATCCAGCCCGAAAAGTTCATTTGTCTTTTCGATGCCGTTCTTCATCGTCTCCAGCCATAAGACTGCTTTTGTTTGTGTCTCCGTACTGTTCGCGTTTACTTCGTCGCGGATCAGGCGCTCTTTCTTATCTGTGTTCGCGTTTGGAATGCCTACCTCCGTGCAGAACTGATTCTTCCAGCTGCGCATGTCTTCCAGAATATCACCTGCGATGTAGGTGTTCCGAAGCTGCTGGTTAAACATGACCCAGTTCGGCGTGCCGTCATCATTGAAGAGTTTCCTATCTGCGAAGGCTGCCGGGTTCCCGGCTGCGATCTGGTCATAAAGCTTTTTGAAAGATTCCGCCTGCTGCTTGTCTGCGCAAAGGAATACATACGCGAGTTTTGTATTCTGCAGGTTCAGACCTGCCGTTTCCGCCGCAAGCGCCAGCATGTCGGAGTAATAATCCACGATATCCATAACGCCTGTATAGTCAGGTCTCAGCTTGATCAGACCTGCTTTATATCCGATCTGCAGCTTATACGTTTTATCGAATGCCGGATTCGTGACAAGCACGTACTTAGGCGCATAGTAGATATCCCTGCCCGTCAGTGTGCAATGCTGACAGATGACGCCTGCAATGTCCGTATTCAATACGGATATGAAGCCGTTCACGAAAAGCACATATTTGAAGTAGTCATGGTTCCAGTCCTCCGGCAGTTCGAAGTCGTACAGGCCGATGATCTCCTGCAGCAGCTGCCGGGTAAAGAACCATTTGATCTGTGAGTTTATATGAATGGTAGACGGCGAGATCCTGCTGTTATATACATTCATATAATCGTACATAACAGGTATGCCGCTATAGCTATAATCCATATTTCTTTCTCCTTAGTAATTTAGCAGCCATCCAGATCTTAAAGTTACCGCCTCCACCTGGGACGATCGGAGATCCGGACCATGTCGTGAATTGTTTTCCTGCGGTGTATACCACGTTTTCATTTCCCGCCAGATAGAAGATCGTCTCCGCTTCCGCGTCCTGATCCAGATGATAACAGGTTCCGGAAGGGCATACTGTTCCGTCTGTTACAAGTGTCGCGTATGCGATCGGGGACTGATCCATATGGATATGTTCCCCGATCGCCTGACCGGCGTCGCCGGAATGATAGATCAGGTCTCCCTGATTGTAATGTGTCGCTGCCGGAGGGTTCAGGTCATGAGTGAAGGATACTGTCACATAGACAAGACCGTGCGATGCCGTCCATACAGGAGCATCCGAAACGTAGCTTCTGCGGTTGCCGAGTGCAGACCCGGATGATTCAAACAGCGTGCAGGAAAATGGCGCGTATGCCGGGTATGGGTGATATGGGAAGCCATAGTCAGCCATATGTCCGCAGCAGTGGGAATAGCTGGTCGGGTCTGCGATCTGCGTGACATTGATATAGTCGAGCGGGAAGAGTGCAACCTCTGATCCCTGATATGTACATGTGTCACCAGCTCTCATGTTTTAACTTCTCCCTGATGGCAGCCTTCCTGCGGGGATCACCTCCGAATTTTATATAAAGCATTCCAAGCTCACGCCGGACCTGCGGCGGGAAGCCGGAGACATCATAAGGAATGACGCGGTCCGGATCTTCCCCGCGCATAAGCTTTTTATTGATCACTTCAATGATCCGGCAGATCTCATCATTCATAATAAAATCCGCCTTCCAGATACCCGCGTATCTTCTGCAGTTCGTCCGCCGTCGCATTGATCGCGATGTCCGCGTCCTGGATCAGTAAATAACCCGGGTAATTCGATATCTTTATGTTCTTGCATAATGGCCGGCCATGATGGCTGTTGTCATCGTCCACGGGACGCATAAATTTGAATACGACATACCAGTCAAAGAAGTTTTCCATAAAGCAGCCGCCTCCGCCCATCGTGGAGACTTTCGGCGCTGCGGCCTTTGCGGCGTTCGCAATGCCTCCGACTGCCGAGCCGATCGCTCCGGCGATGTCTCCGAATACTGCGGCACCGATCGCGCCGGCAACGCCTCCGACAGCTGCGGAAGTTGCACCGATGTAGTCGGTTGTGATCTGTGACAGCTGGATGTTAACGCCGCGCATAGCGGACAGGTGGGCTATAGTCTTTTTAGATCCGGACGAACCTGCGAAGACGTCAAGGATCCCCTTTCCGTTCGTAACGTCAATATACTCATTTAATGTGATCTTAGTTTCACCGGCGAGTGTCTGGGCGTCTGCCTCAAAATCTCCGTAAGGCGGGACTGTGAAATATACAGCCGTATACGGAGGCATATTCATATAAGCGCCTCTTGAAGCGGCGTCCGGGTGTGCAGGGATTGTTACTTCCAGATGCCCTAAGGGTGTTATCTGGGATATCGGCGCCGCATGTACGCCCGGAACGTTCCAGCCGTTGATATAGATCGTCTGATTTGAAAGTGTGATGTTCAGATCTGTAGCGTTGGCGGGGATCCAGACGCAGGACTTAATATACTGCATCGGATCGATCAATGATTTCTGCAGTTCCAGGCTGCAGTCGTTCAGATCCAGTCCGAAGCCTGAATAATTATTTGTATTCAGCAGATAGCTGCACAAGGTGGCCAGACCGGCAAGATCCAGATAGTAATATTTCAGACTGCCGATCTGTGCGGTCGTGTCTCCCGCGTTCGCACTGTTCGCAACGATGCCGCAAACAAACATTCCCGTTGTTGCCGTCCGCCGGAAAGGCGGATTCTGCTGAATGATATTATACGTTGGTTCCGCTTTACATGGGTAAAGCGCATCCACAATGTCACCATCATAAGAATAGGAAGACCGCAGCGCGTACAATGTACTGCCTCCTATTGCTGCTTTATAGGAAGCAAGCACATCACACTGCATGGAGGCGCTCCAGAGCGGACCCTCATTGATCCATTCCCGAATAAAGTAATACCGGCTGAAACTCGGTATATATGCATAGTTCCAGCCGGCAGGAGCACCAGTCAATCCGATGTTTAACAGGATCGTCGGATTGATGATCCCTGAATCGCGTTTGATCTGGCACTGGTATGACGTACCGCCGGAAGGGACAGCGGTACTGTTTTCTTTTTTCGAGAAGGAGTAAAATCTGACCTCAAAGCTCATCAGTCAAGCAGCAGGACGCAGCATTTTTCCGTGAAGTCTGTGCAATACTGAGCATGCGCAGTCATCCAGGTATTGAAATACAGTCCGCGAGCGTTCATTGGTGTATTCTGGACGATGGTGTCTTTAATGTTGACCATCATCATATCTTCATCGAAGATCACGCCGACAATATGATCGAAACCCTGATGATCTTCAGTCAGATTGATGGTCTGATACTCGACAGCCGTCTGCGGTCCGGATGAGGCAATGACAATGCTGCCGGCCTTGATAGCATCATAATCACTGACATGCTGCCAGTAAGCAACGCCTTCATAATCCGCATACTTCAGCATGTCGTTATGGAATGCTTCAGACAGTGTCGATGTCTCCATCAGATCCATATACGGCGCCGTCAGATAAACCTTCTGGTTTGCATAGGGGGTATGGCGGATGATCCTATGACCGAAGACGGGCAGATAGTGCATACTGGACCTTGTCGTAAAGTCACGTTGCAGCGTGCGGATCCTTGCACGCACCCACTCCCAGAAAGGCTTAGCCTGTGCGCCCATGACATCCGTAACAGTATAGGAATTACCTGTGACGCTGTTATATTCCGTCAGAAGATGGATGACGTGCTGCTGGTTCGGGAATGTAACATCATAATATCCGACTTTTGCGGCGATCGTGTTGATCATCTGAGAGCGGATGAGATCCTCTGTCCACTGCACCCATTTATTGTTAACTTCGTTAGCTTTTGCGCTGATGAAGGAACCGAGCTGCTCCGGACCGCTGAATGCGTTCAAGAGCTGATCCCTGAGGACTGTCATTACGTCCTGGTAGACGTTAGAGCCATAATATCTTGTTTCGAGGACGTCGCCCTTGTTTACGATGTAATGATCAACGGACTGACCGTCAACGATATTGTGGAAGGCTTTATCTGCGAACGTGTCCGTATCGCCGAACTGGATCTTCCGGGTGATCCCGCCCCACTTGGCATTATCGACGATCAGGCCGCCGAACTGTCTGGAATAAGGTCGCGTACTGAAGATTGTCTTTGTGATCGTGTTCATAACGGCGTTATAAACGACATCCGTCCCCATCTGGAGCGTGCTGTTTGCAACGGAAATAAAGTCACCCGGCGCGACTGCACCCAGAGGCGCGGTACCTGTCACCTGGGCATGGATCGAATCAAGGAGCGTTCCGACATCCTCGATCGTCATGGCATTAACAGACATATCATTCTCCTTTCTTATTCGCGTTACCCGGATCGATCACCTTGATCAGGATATCCGGGACTGCGTTCTTTTTCGGTTCCGGGCCGTCAAACATGGACAGCGCCAATTTCTGCATTTTCGCGTTCATCGCGTTCATGGCATCTTCCATGCTGCGGATCGCATCGGTGAAGGGCTGCGTGTTGAACGGCTCCGGTTCTTTCTCTTCCGGCTTTTCTTCCGGTTTGTCTTCCGGCTTCGGTTCCTGCTTCTCTTCCGGCTTTTCTTCCGATTTCGTCTCCGGAGCGTCCTGCGGGAGCATCCTCAGGATCTCATCCTTCGTGAAGCCTGCATCCAGCAGCTTTTCAATTTTCTCAAACATGCATTTCATCCTCCTTAATATATTGTCAGTTTGGCTGCACATCTGCCCTGTTTGTCGAACAGGTACCATTCTGCTTTATCGCGCCATTTACATAGATAAGGTTTTCCCTTTACTTTCTCATTGTAGACATAGAAATACCAGGAATCGCCTTCCTTGACCCAGCCGTTTAATGATTCTTTCGTATAGTCGACATACGGAAGTTTCCCATGCGTCGTCCAGACGCGGGAATTGTACCCGGCTTTCTTCCCGATATTCTCGACGGCTGTGATCTGGACCTTGTCCGCCCATGCCGGCGTACATTCGACCGCCAGCCCGTCACCGATATAGACGCCAATGTGCCCGGTCTTCCAGACGACTTCCCCGGGTTCGATGCTCTTGAAGCTGGTCGAGACTCCGGAGCACTTTGCGATCATCTGGTCTGCATTGATATCCGGCACGCCGTTTGACGCATAGACCGCTCCGCCGTTTGTCTTCGATGCATCGAAGGAAAATCCCCAGAGGATCGCCTTGATCATGCAGACGCAGTCAAACGCAAATGTGTCCGCGCCGGCGGCGTTGATCAGGGATTTTCTGTCCGGGTTCTGGTTATAAGAATGCCCGGTGATCAGACGGCTTTTATTGGAGGCAGTCAGAGGCTGACCCCATCCGCCCATCACATACAGAGTCTTGCAGCTCGGAAGCTTTTTGATTTCCTCAAGGAATTTACTCACTTTCATCATTATTCATGAACCCCTTTATATCGCATATAAGCTGTTTCAGCTCGCGCATGATAAGAGTGTTATTATTGATACTTTCGACAAGACGATTGGACTCTTCTTTATGTGCCTGCTGTTCCTGCAGGAGAAGATACCCCAGGATCAGGCAGCACACGATCGGGAAGCCGACCGTGCTGATCGCAGTTAATACTTCATCCATCATGCACCCACTTTCTATTTAAGCCGGTTGCCGATCCCGCCGGATCAGGTCCGGAGCTTCCGGCTCCTGCGTAAGGACCCCCGGCTATCTTTATTTTATATAAATAAATAAGTATAAGCAAATTTTATAGTTATCAAAAATTTTGTTATTTTACTTTATAAGTCGGTAATACTATTATGTAAGTACAGGAGGAATAACACAATGAACTACACACTTACGGACTGGCTGATCGTCGCATTATTTACGATGATCGGCGCTGCACTCTTCGGAGTCTTCTTACTTTACGCCGGAGGGCTGATAGGATGAAAGAATTCATTTACAGAATTGAAGATAATGAATCCGATGAATCTGAAGTCTTTATTGGATGGATACGAAAAGAAGGGCATGAACTGATACGGTGCAGGGATTGCAAGTTTCTACGTTTAACAGGGACTGCGTGGAAATGCCAAAACAGGCTTGTGATGATGCTGTGCGAGCCGAATGATTACTGTTCACGGGCAGAGAGGAAAGAAGAATGAGTAACCCATTTATAACGGCAGAAACCAAGGTGGTTGATGTACTTGACTATGGTCAAGGTGATGATGGAAAAATTGCCGAAATATTCAAAGCGTTTAAACAGTTCCGTGACGGCTACTATGAACTTACAAACTATGGAGAAGATTGGTGGAAAGTGCTTAACCAAGACACGATGTTTGATGAAATGATGGCTGAACAATGGAAAGAAATTGAAAAAATAGATTTCATGTCAGTCATCGAAAAAATGGCAAAGGCACTTGTTGGCACTTACGTTCGATTTGATTTCTTTGCGGAAACAGTGATTCTTGCTTCAGAGGAAGGAAAAGGATTTCAGCCGAACAGGGCAGAGAGGAAAGAAGAAAATGAATGACGATATCCTCAGATACTCCGCCTTCGGCGCACATTATCGTCTGTACCTGTACCAGGTCGCGCGGCTGGACAGCCGTGACTTCTATAAGTTTCTGGCGACGGTGTGCAATCAGGAGACGCATGAGAAAAGCCTGCAGACTCTTGATCATATACTTACGTATATGAGGAAAGCGTATCACGAGCAGATTGAAAAGGAGATCCCGATGCAGCGCTTCACGATCGAACTGAAGCGCCTGGAGAAAAATAAGTTACGGGTTCGTATCATGTCCTTATTGATGGCTGAGGAAATCGACAGCTGCAGGATCATTACAGAAGCGGAGATCCGGCGCAGGTGCCGGAAATACTACAAGGAGATGTATGATCTGGCGTATTCCGATCTGCTGAACTTCCATGGCATAAACTTCCCGGCGTTCGCCGATATGTACATGATGGGAGGGACTGCCATGACTCTGCTGTATGCACTGGATCATCCGGATCTTGCGCAAGACCTGATGGATGTGATCGAAAAGAGAAGGAAGTATGAAATTGACAAAGAGAGAAGACCGACGAATTAAATATGACCGTGAACATACGGTCATGATCACGCTTAAGCTGAATAAGAAGACAGATGAAGATATTATCCGGTTTCTGGACAGTCTGGCACCGGGTACAAGGTCGCTTTTCCTTAAGAAACTTTTGCGGGAAAGAATGCCTGAAAAGCTTGTAAGTAATACCGACATTTGATATAATAATAGTGCCAAAGGAGGATATAACAATGGCATTGACAAAAGCACAGAAGGCAGAGCGCGAGGCTCTCAAGAAAAAGCAGGCGAAGATTGCCTATAACAACGAATTCAATAGAACGAACTATCTGTCCTATTCGTTCCGGCTGTCCAGAGAGAAAGAGTATAAATATATGACATGGCTGGCAGCCCAGCCGGAAGGACTGAAGCCCTACATCATTAAGCTGATCGACGCCGACATGAAGCGTCAGAAAAGACGGAAGAAGGTGATCAATGCCGAAGAAGCTGACACTGAAGGAAATATCGAACCTCAGTCAGTATGAAATGGGGAAGATGAACAAGAAGGAGCTGCAGGCAGCTTACCGGAGTATCCGGCAGGCTGTCCAGCGCCGCGAAAAGACTTTCGAAAAGCATGGAGCCGGAGGGGCGGTGCCGAAGAGTATACGCAACCTGCAGGCTCCTTCCAGACTGAATAAAAAAGACCTCATGAAGTCCATTGCAGCGGCAGGAAACTTCTACCAGAGCGAACGAGGCACATATACAGGATACCGGCGCGAACTGAAGAAGATCACGGCAACGATCAAGGATCGGACCGGCGTACAGATCGGCGTAGGTGACCTGAAGACCTTCGGGCAGTTCATGAAGGAAGCACAGGACCGCCTCGGCGAGATGTTCAATCCGAATTATTCCGAGCTTGCCGAGCTGTATGAAGCTTCAAAGAATAAGAATATGGATCCTTCTTCACTGCTGCGTAATTACGAATATTGGACCGAAGAAGATAACATTCAGGCGCTGAAGGAGGCGCAGCCGATCCGGCGAAAAGGGAAGGTTTACCCGTCTGACTATGTAAAGAAACTCGGATTGCAGCCGATCGGCAGATATTATCTTGATGACGACTAAGATATTTTATATTGAAGATATCGACCTGCGGGAAATGATCGATCTGCACGTGCTGGATCCTCCCAAGGGACACCGGAAAGATAAACCGAAATATTTCCGGGAGATCTGCGCATTCGATATCGAAACAACAACATTGAAAAAATATGAACAGGCGATCATGTATATATGGCAGTTTGCTATAGATGACATGGTCATATATGGCCGTACATGGGAACAGTTCCTTCGACTGATAACCGAATTAAGCACTCGCAGTGAAGGAAGGATCTATGTAGGCGTTCATAACCTGTCGTATGAGTTTCAATTCCTGAAAGGGATCCTGCAGTTCGATGATGTATTCGCGATGGACCGCAGGAAGATCCTTTCCGCCAGATGCGGAAATATTGAATTCCATTGCACCTACTTATTAACGAATATGACGCTGGACAGATTCATCCGGTCCGTCGGCGGTGAGTATGAGAAACTTGATGACTTCGATTATCAGAAGAAAAGATATCCATGGACGCGCCTGTCCGATCGGGAGCTTCTCTACTGTGTAAACGATGTCCGGGGCCTGACTTCTGCATTAAGTAAGAAGATGGATCTTGATCAGGACAATCTTTACACGCTGCCGCGAACGTCGACAGGATACGTCCGCAGGATCTTCCATGCCGAAGCGCGTCCGCTTCTGCGGGTCCTGCGGGCTATGCTGCCGAATCTGGAAGTCTTCCAGGCATTAAGGGGATGCTTCCGCGGCGGGAATACACACGCGAACCGGTGGAACGCAAACCGGATATTATCAAACGTTCACTCGTTCGATATATCCAGTTCTTACCCGGCGGTCATGCTGACGGAAAAGTTCCCCGGAAAGTTCAGAAGGGGAAAGCCGGAATACTTCGGTTATTACATTAAATATGGAAAGGCGGTACTGTTTTACATCCAGATCGAGGACCTGCATCTGAAATCGGACGCGTGGGGCTGCCCTTACATAAGCAAGTCAAAGTGTGATTACATCCGAGGCGGTGTCTATGATAACGGGCGGGTGCTGTCAGCTGAGGCCTGCGGCTTCTGGATCAATGAGATCGACATGCAGATCATCGCAAACGAGTATGATTTTAATTTCACAATAAAGGAATGCTTCTATGCGGATAAGAAGATGCTTCCGATCGGATTCAGGAAACTGATCCGGAGGATGTATGAAAACAAGACCATGCTGAAGAAGACCGGCGGATATGATTATGCCAGATATAAGGCATTGCTCAATTCGATCTACGGTCTCTTCGTGCAGAATCCCGTAAAATTCAATTTCCGCTATGATCCGGATACCGGCGATATCGGAACGGATGAGACCGAGACGATCGAGGATCTGATCCGGAAGTATAAACGTACAGGCTGGCTGCCGTATCAGATAGGCGTCTGGGTGACCTCCTACGCGAGACTGCGCCTTGAAAAAGGTCTCAACACGATACCGCCGCAGGCGTTCATCTATGCGGATACAGACAGCATTAAATTCCAGGGTGATGAATACCTGAAGAATTTCGATGCTCTGAACGATGAACTAAGGAATCCGGAGCTGCGCGCACCGGATCAGAACGGCAGACTTCACTATATAGGCGTGTTCGAATATGAAGGATGCTACCGTAAATTTAAAACACTGGGCGCGAAGAAATACGTTTATGAAGATGATGAAGGCGTCCATATCACGATCGCCGGCGTCAACAAGCGCATCGGTGCTGATGAGCTGCAGCATATCGATAACTTCAAAGAAGGCTTCACGTTCACCGATGCAGGAGGCCTGCAGTCGGTCTATAATGATCATCCGGACATGGTCCTGCATATCCAGAATCATGACCTGCAGGTCACTTCGAATGTTGCGCTCCTGCCATCCAGCTACACGCTTGGTCTTACCGGTGAATATGAAAGATTACTGAATATACTGTCTAATACAGATATTCGTCAGACATTGCACTATGAAAGATAAGGAGGATTAACAATGTCATTCGCAACAAAACACAACAAAACAGCCAGGTCCTTTGACCTCAACACAGAAGGTTTTCCGTTCATGAGCATGAAGCAGCTCTTCAATGATCCTGTATTTGGTCCGGATATCATTTACCCGGTCGATGGCGTTTATGTCTTCACGACAAAGTACGGAGAGAAGCCGGCCCTCGTCAGCATGAATAACCGTTTCTTCATTTCCATGCCGGGGCATCAGTGCGAAGAGGTAAAGAAGATCCTCGCAGATCCGGAGGACATCCAGGCCATTAAGTCCGGAGCCGTCGGCGCGAAGATCGTAGAATGGGACAAGGAAAAGCATTACTTTAAAATCGAATGGGTCGACATTGAGCTTCCGTATTGATAAAATATAAGCAGCCATTGAGAAGAACTCATTCATAGAAACTCCTAAATTCGAAAAAGGCCGGTATATCGCCGGTCTTTTTCGTGCATGATATAATTCAAGAAGTGGAGGAATTACAATGCAGATATATGATACCATAACCGGATATTTCAATGCTGAAGAGATCATCCGAAGCCGTTATTACTTTATATTTGTTACCGGCGCCAGAGGCACGGGAAAAACATTTTCAACGATCAAGGATCTGATCGAGCATAAAGAGAACTTTATCTTCCTGCGCCGGACGCAGAATGAGGCAGACCTGCAGTCCGGAGATGGTAAAGCATCCGACATCGGAAAAGTGCTGAAATATGTCGGCGCAAAGTACGAGTTTCATCAGGTCCATAAGAATATCAACGTCTGCACATACTCCGGCGGAAAGATCGCGATCGCTGCGCTGTCAACCTTCGCCAGTATCCGAGGGTTGGACTTCTCGGATTATGATTATATCGTTTATGATGAATTCATAACCGAGCCGCACGTTCGCGCCCTGAAAGCGGAGGGTTTCGCACTGCAGAATCTTTATGAATCTGTAAACCGTAACAGGGAACTGGAAGGAAAGAAGCCTGTAAAACTGATCTGTCTCAGTAACTCCCTGAACATTGCGAACGACATCTTCATATCCTGGGATCTGATCAGCCAGGCGGAAGAGCTGTCCAATGCCCCGGATGACCAGATGATCTATACCAGGAAGGATACGCTGCTGATCATCATGAAGAAGAGCCCTATTTCCGAGCTGAAGGCGCAGACGATCCTTTACCGGAACGCCTCGGAAGAGTTCAGTGCAATGGCCCTCAGTAACCAGTTCATATTAAACGACTTCACGTATGTTCAGGAGAACGTCAACCTGAAGGATTACAGGATCCTTTACCAGGTAGGTAATCTGTATGCTTACAGGCATAAGGCGGACAAGCTGTATTATGTGACCTTCAAAAAGGCGAGCGTCCCAAAGGAAAGGATCTATCGAGCGACTAATGCAGATCTGCAGCGCTTCCGGCGTGCGGAGCTCAGGCACTTTCAGTATTATCTTGATGGATTCTATCGCTTCCAGAATTACAAGTGTATCGCATTGTTTGAACGGTACTTTAAGCCATAGCCATAGGTGCCCTTGTCGGGGCGCTTTTCATTTTGTGCATGCTGGCATGTGCTGGACTTGCTTGCATGGCTTGCGTATGCTTGCATGCCTTGGACATGATAGCATGGCATG